CCCCTGGGAGCGGAGCCCCTTTCAGGAGTCCGAGTTTTTCACCAACCCAGCCCAACGCTCTCACACCCCATTCCAACGGAGCAAAAGCAAAGCGGATAGCGGAACCCACAACCTTACCGAAGGTCGCCCCGGCAGATGTGGCCTTACCGAGAGCATCGGCGGAGTATTGGACTGGATTAACCAGGTCCATAAGGAATCTGCCTACACTGGAAACAGCGGACCCAATGGCACTGAATACTGGAGCGAATGGTTTAAATGCCTCAAAGACTGGAGTGAGCCCGTCTTTTACCCCCGCCCACACACCGCCGAAGAACGCGGAAATCGGTTGCCAATTCTGATAAACAACAAGAGCTGCCGCCCCTAGTGCCGCCGCCCCGGCCACTACCAACCCTATGGGGTTGGCAACCATAGCAATATTAAGGGCACTCTGTGCCGCAGTCCACGCCGTAGTAGCGACACTGACCGCCTTTGATACAAAATTGTATTTCAATAGGGCCTCTGTGTTGCCAGCTGCCGCCAGTTTTGCAAACTTCAAGGCCTTGGCAGCATTCAACCAGCCGCCCACCACAAAGGTCGAGGCGTACCCGGCGGCGATCCCGGCGACGGAGAGTGCCGCCAGTCCCGCGCCAGCCGTCAAGACAACCGCCGAGGTTTTCGGGAAAGCTGCGGTCAAGGTCGCTGCCTTGTCCGTCACCCATCCAGCGGCGGCGGCAACCCTGTTCAAGGGAGGCAGCAATATCGTCCCAACGTTGACGCCCAACCGGGTGGCCCGGTTCTGGAGCAGTTGCAATTTGTTCGCGGTGGTATTCGAGCGGGAGGCAAACTCGGCCTGCATCGACCCGGCGTAGGCGGTTGCGGTCGAGGTCAGGTCAAACGCCTGGGCGAGCAATGCCTGGTTTTTCAGCAACGGCATGATTGCGCCCTTGCTTTCATCACCGAACAGTTGGGAAACGAGAGAGTTTTGTTCCTCTTTAGGTGCCTCGGACAGTGCTTTAATAACTTCGCGAATGGCCGCAGGGGCGTTCTCCTGCATCTTGCTCGCCATCTCTACAGCATCGAGGCCGAGTGCCTGGAAGGCGTCTTGCTGCGCCTTTGTGGCGGCTTTGCCTTTAGTGAGAGCCCCGGTAAAATTTTTCAGGCCGGTGGCGGCGATCTCCATCTTCGCCCCGCCAGCGAGAAAAGCGGCGCCGAGGGAGGCGGTCTCTTTCTCGGTAAGCCCAGCGGCCATTGCGACCGCGCCTTGCCGCTGCAACACCTGCCCCAAATCACCGGCGGTCGCCGCCAGATTATTGGAAAGGTGGTTGACGACGTTGGCCAGGCTCTCGGCCTGTGATTGGTCCAGAGCCATACCTGTCCGCCACTTCGCCATCATCTCTCCGGCCTGGTCGGCGGAGATGTCGAAAGCAACCCCCATTTTTGCGGCTGTCTCTGCAAATGACAGCAACTCCTCGCGGCTCTTGGCTAAACCGGATTGACCGGCAGCCTCGACAATCTTCGCCATCCCCGCCGCCGCCATAGGAATACCCTTGTCGGTGGTCATGGAGAGGATGTCATCGCCCATCTGCTTAAACGCTCCGGGGGCTTCCAGATCAACGACCTTACGAACATCAGCCATGGCCGACTCAAAATCGACGGCCATTTTCAGCGGCACAGCCACGGAGGCCGCCATCCCGGCGGCACCAAAGAGGGCCCCCTGAAAAGAGTCACGCCTCGCCAAGTTGGCCCGTTGCCTGCGGGTGATGTCAAGAAATCCGGCTTGCGCCTTCTTGGCCCGGTCCAGGCTTTTCGTCAGCCGGTCAGACTCCGACCTGAAACGAGAAGTCGCGAACCCGGCCTGTTTTAACTCTTCTTTGACTTTGACAAGCGAGTTCTTTTGTTCCCGGTGCTTTTCTTTAAGCCCGGCAACAACACGTTTTGATTTTTCAAATTCCTGCCGGAGCTTATTGGTCGGCTTCTCGGTGGCTACAAGCTCCCTGCCGAGGTCAGCAGCGCGGCGTTTTGCGGCGTCAAGGGTAGAGGCGGTTCGTCCTAGTTCCGACTCAAGCTTTTTGAATTTCTCACTCTTGGTCTGGATTTTACCAAGACCCTTGACAGCGGAAGCGAGGCCGTCAACACGGGAAGTAGCCATTCCCATGGCCGTGTTGAAGTTGCCGGTGAGCCCTGCCCCGATATTGAACTTTACGCCAAAAGTTTTCACTGTTCACCTCTGTCCGTTGGGACTACCAAGTCGCCAACCTCGACCCATCGCAACAGCTCATCCAGCGGCAACGACAGCCAATAATCAACCCCGGTGTGGAACCGGGAGGCCATGCTCAAGCAGGCCTCCCGGATATCAACCTTTACAAAAAATCACTCACCAGCCCGGAAAGCACATTCAGGTCGGATGCCGACATCTGTTGCACATCGTCAAAGAGCAAGCCAACAGAGCGGGCGAGTAACCGCATCATCCTTTCGCCTTGCCCAATCGAAGCGTAATCCTTCGTAGGGTCGGTGGCCCGGACCTCATGCTCGACAGCGAGCATGTCTTTTCCGGTTAGCCGGCGAAGGATGACCTTCTCAATCTTCTTATCACCAAGATTGAGCGGATGCTTAAGGGTGTAACCACCGGCCTCTTTTTCGGGAGGCGCGGGCGGGATGACCGGAGCATCAGGCACAGCTTTCTTTTTATCGTCACTCATCAATCAAACCTCACTTGCCAAGGTTGGCGCGAACAGCGGCGAGGTAGTCCACCCCGTCGATCACACACATATAGTTGTATTTATCGATCTCGATCTTTTCCACCCCATCAATCCACAGCTTAAGGTAGTTGACCTCGAACTCGTTTTCCGAGTCCTGGGGCTTGCCGGTCTCGAACTTGCCCAGGGCCGCTTTTTTGGGCACTGCCTTAACAACCAGCTTGACCGAGGTCGGGGTATATTCGCCGCTCCCCGAGTCATACACCTGGATCGAGCCGCGCAAATCCAAATGATGCGACTTGGGAGCGGCCAGGGCGGTGACATTGCCGGTCACGGTGCGGAACTTGATGCCCACGGTCAGCGACTTAAAGTGGCCGAGCACCGGGCTGTCCACCTCGCCGGCGATCCCGGCTCCACCCACGGTGTCGGTCATGTATTCAAGCGAGGGGAGGGTGGCATCCGCCACGCCGAGCATCTCGGCGCCGTCGTTATAGACAGCGAAGTTGATCAGTTTCTCTGGGATCTTTCCCATGGTCGTATCTCCTTATGTCCGCCCGATTACCCGAACAGGGTGTCCAAATAGGCCGGGTCGTATTCGAGGATAAAGTTGATCTCACGCGCCGGACTGGGCGGTGTGACGTAAACGTGGAAACGGATGATGCCGTCCATCAGGTCGGTGGTGGGGTTTTCATCGTCGATGAATTCCACCCGGCCGCCGAGAATGATCTCGCGGGCCGCCAGGCCGTTGAGCCAGATATTCACCGAATCGACCACGGTTTCTACCAGCCGCCTGGTGACCGGGAAATCAACCTTCTGCCACCAGGTCAGGGTCAGGGTGTTGGCTATCCAGTTAAACATCCGGCGGATGGGGAGGAACGAGTCCTTGACATCGGTCACGGCCGGATAGGCCCCGGTGCGGTTGCCCCAGCACTTCCAGCCGCCCACGAAATTAAGCGCGGTGATGATACCGTTACCGTTCAGGTAGGCGGCCTGGTCCTGGCCTAGCCACGGCTCGTTGCTGCCGGCAACGGCGGCGTTCATCTGCAGCCGTTCGTTGCTGGGCGATTTGTAGGGGATGTCGTCGTGGTCTGCATCCACCTGGCAGATCAACCCGGCCAACTGGGTCGAGAGCCAATACTCATCATCACCGAGCTTGAGCTTGGGCCAGCAAACCGCCATCAGCTCATCGGTGAGGTTGTTGTCGTTTTTGTAGGCTGGAGCGTCGGAATACAAGTCCACTGACGCGGGCAGATCAATCAGACAGATCGCCTTGAACACGCCGTTGATGTTGCCGGCCTTGGCATCCATCACCGCCGCCACGCTCACATCGTCGGACCATCCGGGGGCCACGATCTGTCCCGGTACCAGGCGGAAACGCGGGAACACGTCATTGACCAGCTCAAGACCGGTAAGAGCGCCGGTAACACCATCAACCCCGCCGATGATATCGGCGGCATCAACCAGGGTCGGGTCGCCATACTCATATGAGCGGAGGATCGACTCGTCGGCGGCAATCGCGCCGGTAACGATCCTGGTCACCAGACCGGTGATCAAATCCACGGAGTAATCGGTATCCTCCACATAGGTGGTGGTGCCGGTGGAATCTTTGATAACCAGAGTTGCGTCAAGGATTCCCTCATTGGGGAGCTGGAGGTCGTCGCCGACAAAGTCCTGACTCGCTTCGGCAACGCTGGTTTTGTGGACCGCCGGGTCAAAGACGTTGATAAACACCACCGGGGCAACGGCGAAGAGCGCGAAATGGCTCTTCATAAACTCGCAAAGAGTGTACTTGTTCCAGTCGGCGTTATAGCCCATGGCCGCAACGGCTTCCGAATAAGTGTAGTAAAGGCCGGGCTCATTGACCGGGCCGATGGATCCGCCGGACAGCATGTGGACCGGGGCGGTGCCGACCACCACCGGCAAAGATGCCGAGACCCGACGAGGCGGCAGGATTGATGTCGCCTGCTCGGAAATAGTGACGCCGTGTTCGTAACCCATTATTTAGCCCTCCGCGCTGCCAGATACTTCCGCAGCGTCTCGCCGTGGGCGCGGTGCAGCCGCGACCCTTTTTTGTTAAGTTCGGCCCGGGCCGATTGCAAATCGGCCACAGGGACAAACAACTTCTGCATTTCCGTGTCCGACTCAACGGCACCGGCCAGGTGAGCAGGCAATCCGTTGCGGTAAACGGTGTACTGCCGCAAGGTCAACTCTCCGCCCATGTTCGGCCCTACATAGACCAGCGGCGTATTGGCTGCCGTGGCCACGGGCTTGGCCTCCTTTTTCTTAGTTTTCATCATCTTCGAGTCCTGCGCCATAATCCTGTACCTCCTCGGTTACTGATAGCGGGTTGGATACCGGCGGCAACAGCCACCTGGTTTTTATTGTCAGATAGTAATAAGGGTGGGGTTGCCCCCCGGACTCCGAACCATCGGAATCCCTCACTCCGGTTTTCCACTTGACCGGGTACTGCAACTCATAGCGGTTATCGAGCAAGCCCGACCCATTACCGACATTGCGGATAGCGACTCTTGCCTTATCCCCCATCTTGTGGACCTCGATGACGCCGGCTTCGATCTCTGCCTCCGGCTTGACCCACGCCCCGATAATGATGTCGATATCAACCTCGGGCTTTTCCTCTTTCTCGTCTGCGCCTTCCACGGCCCGCACAACCAGGAAAGGAAAATCCTCGCCCTGCTCAGGGTTGCGGCGCTTGGGCGGCAGCGCGCCGATGACGATGCGCGGCTCGGTCATTTCACCGTTCGGCGGCGACAGGGAAAACGACCCGGTAAACACCGTGACCAGAAAATTTTTAAGCGCCTTTTGCAGCAAATATGTCACTTGACGTTGACCTCGTAGTTAAGCTCGTGCTCAAAGTTTTTCAGGAACATGGGCGGAACATCCGCTGCCAGGTTCTCGGCCACATCTTCCACCACCCCGTCGATGGGCACCGCCGCTTTCACCACCGGGAACCGGCCCATCAGGGCAGGGTCCGACAAGCCGCCACGGTCACCCTTGCGGGATCTGGTCGGATACCGGGCCGGATCATAATGCTTGCTGCCGAGCCTGATCCACACCTTGGGGGTGTTGGTGTAGATTGATTGCACAAACGCCCCAGGGTATGAATGCCGACCGACCCTGACCCCTCTGGCCGCCTGGGCCGGGTTACCGATCATGGTTGCGTCAATCGGCATGGTGCCGATAAAGATTGCCGCCTCATCATCGCCGGGCTTTACCGGGTGGACGAAAACCCGATTATGCAGAGCCCGCCGTGGCATTCGCTCTTTCTTGGCAACCTTGGCCAGGATAAGTTTGCCAACCTGACGGCCCGTTTTCCGCAGAGCCCGAACCCTGGCGACCTCAATCTGTTTTTGAGTAGCTGCGAATTGCGAGACAACACGGTCCAGATCGCCGTCATCGATTTCAATAATCTTGCTCACGATTGCGCCCTCTCCAAAATGATCTCGGCCATTCCGTCCTCGTCAATCACCGGGCCGACCGTCCAATATTCGCCGTTCAAGGTCTTTTGCTGGTTCGGCACCGGCAATTCAGGCAGATCAGCCAAGGCAACAAACATCCGTTTGCGCTCGATGTTGAATCCGTCGTAGCCATGTTTGGCGGCGTCAAAGTCAACATCCTCGATGGTGGCCGGAATATCGGAGACTCCGCCAAACTCCACCAACTCCCCAAACTCGTCCGGGTTGGTAAAGACCGCGGCATCGGCCGCCATTTGTTCCTTAAAGGTGCCCATTGATTACTTGGCTCCGGATATCCTTTGCACCAAAGCACCAATCATCCCCATGGGCGGTGGTTGTCCGGCGGCAACATGCTTGTCATCTGACCGCTTTTTAGCGTTGATCCCCAACACTGAAAGAGCCACACCCCACAACACCATCAGGGCGGAAATCACCTTGGCCACCGAATCAATAATAGTTGCGGCATCCGTCGGATGTTTCACGACTGCCCAACCGATGACGATGGTCAAGCCGAGCATTTGCAAAGTCCAGGAAATAGCAACCGAGTATCCGAAGGTAGGACGCCAGCGGCGGACATATGGATCAAGGCTGGCCGCTTCGGCCCGCATTGTCTTGTTAACCTCGGCCAACTGAGCGGTTTCCGCCTCAAGGTGCAGACGGGTAAGGGCGGTTTCATTCTCAATCTCAAACTTTTTCACGCGCTCGAATGCCGCCGGGTCATCCCGGAGTGCCTGGGCAACCGACACGGGGTCGGGATCGGAGCCAAGAGCTTTGGCGATCAAGCCCCCAACCGAAACAGCAGTGCCAGCAGGGCCGGTCAACAAAGCCCCGGCCAACGGGGCCACTTTGGCAAGGGTTTTACCTATTTCATGCCAATTCATGATTTACTCCTAAATTTCAAAACATGATGGGGCTTATCGCCGCCTTTGATCGCGGAATAATTAGCCCCGGACTCAACCACGTAACCAAGGATTGCGGCGGTGGCGATTATATGGTCGGACATCAACTTGAAAGCTTCGTCACTGGCTGATTGCCCGACCACTTCCGGCCACATATAATTTCGATGCTCCGCAGAGTAAGGGGCCACATCCACGGCGAGAGAACACGGATTATTACCGAGCATCCAATTGTGATCGGATTCCCCCCATAGAGCATTGGACTTTCCTGCAGCAAGAGCCTTGTTTTGATCGTCCTCACCCCTCGCACCGCACACCACCCCAAAATCAATCGGGCTGGTCTTTATAGCCTTATGCAGGATTGCCCACCAGGCAGGGTGACAAGTATCAAGCCGTTTAATGCTCGTTTTCCCTAATGCGTAATTAGTAGCCCCCATCTCAACTCACCAGATCCTTAATATCGTCTTCATCAACTTCACCGCCGGTGGCCATCACCACCAAAACTCGACGAATAGCTTTTATGTCGTGGGCCAATTCCTTTGCCGCACAGTTCTCGCAGTCTTTGATTTTGACGAAGCCGGGAGCGGTCAAACGACCGAAAACCAACCCGACCGTCAATTTCAAAACCTCGTAAAACGCAACGGACACCACAAATAGAGCGGCGGCCTGCGGCAAAGAAACCGACTCAAGCATAACCTCACCCCTCCTTGGCAATAACAGCCATCGCGTCATCGCGCTGGACGGTGTTAATCTGCCGGTCGCCGAGAAGGATCTCGATTACCTCCACCCGTGGCTTGCCGCCCTGGGTGTAGTGCTCGGGATTCTCCGGGTCGAGAGTTTTGATAATCTCTACAATCTCGGCCTGGGTGACCGGGGCCTGGTTGGGGTGCGCATCATCGACCCACTCGGCGAGCTTACGGCCAACCAATAACTCCGCATCCTCGGCGGATACTTCACCCGGCACCTTGTGAGTGGTGCCGAGCCCGAGGCGACGCTTATCGCCGCCCCAGGTGTTGTCCAACATTTTGATTGATTTATTCCCGGCCATGACAGGCTCCTTGATTAAAGGGTTTTATCTCAGCCGCCCAACTTCACCTGGATGGTGGTAGCCGCATCAAGAGCTCCGGCCCAGGCGCAACCGGCCAGGGTGTTGGCGGTGGCCACGTTGGTGATTTTCTTGGCGGTGTTATCCCAGTACACGTCCGCGCCCTGGGCAATATCGCCAATAGCGGTGGCCTTGGCCAATTCCCAAACCTCACAGGTGGCCAACTGGCCGGATTCGCCGTCGGCTATATCGCCGAGAGCCACAAACAAACGATTGCCGACCAGGACAGGGTCGCCGCTGAGTACATCGACGCCGGTGGAGTTGGTCCAGGGCATTGCCTCGCCCGGTTGAATATGATTCTTTGCCATGGTGGTGCCTCCTTGAAAGATTGATTATCGCGCCCACCCCTCAAACGGAGGCCGCCGCGGTTATTCAGTTAGCCCGGCTTATGCTCCGGCGTTTTTGTTGATGCCAGCGTAATCGACCAGACCGGCGCCGAAATCGTGACGAACCTTGACCACCAGAGAGTCGGAGGCAAATTCCACCTCGTCGTCGATAAAGGGCTGCTCATCGCCCATCAGGTAGGCAACCTCAATGGCGGCGGCCTGGTTTGGATGGGCCAACAGGTAGTAGGCGGTGATGGAATTATCGTCGAGCCGGGTGTCGGCAATGGGGGTTAACTTGCCCGCCCATGGGTTATGAACCCCGGCGGACTTGTTGTCATCCGGCAGAGCGGCGGAGCGGAGCAGGATCTCCGCATCGGTCTCCAGTTCGACCGGGTGCAGCAGGAAGGCGGGGGTCAGATCAAGGACTGAACCATTCATACCTTTCTGTTTTCTCATAAGGGTGCGGCCTTTGGAAAGACCGGCCGAACCAAAAGCAGTGGCGGTTACGATGTTTTTGTGATCGGCGTGGAATAAGGTTTTGTTATCGCTCATGACCGGGTTGCTGGTGATCAGGCTATAAACCGCATCAGATTCAAAACGACGGGCAGCAAAACCAAACAGCTTGGGAATACGAGTGAAGGCCCGGAGGTCGTCATTGATGATCATGGTGCGAGTAAGCTTGACCTTACGGCCCTTGGTGACAACCCGGTATTTTTCCTGGGAGTCGGAGAACTTGGCGGTCTTGTATTCGCCGTTCTGGTCAAGATCGAGCAGATCCGGAGACTCGGAAAGCTTAATCCCGTACATATCCTTGAAATCGGGAGCATCAACAATGGCAACAAAGGGTCGCCAAGTGGACGGGGCCTCGGCATATGCACCAAGAAGATGCCTGCCGGTGACAGCCCCCATGATGGCCGGGAAGTCACTGGAACTGGCCGGGCTCAAGGCGCGGGCCGCAATGATTCTTTTGTCCATACCACGGGTACGGATACCGGCGTTCTCAAGGCTCTCGCGGGCCAGATCAAGTAAAGACATACCCCGGAAGATGTTAGACCCGTCGGCGGGCTTCTCGACCCGCAGGCCTCCGCGCAGGGCAAATCCGTCTATAGCGGCGGCGCGGAATTTTTCTACGGCCTCGGTGCCGATCTCGATGCTCATACCGATACCGGCGCCAACTGCCGGGCCGCGCTCTTTGAGCTTCTCGAAAATCTTCGCCCTGGCCTGATCCAGGGACACACCCTGGTCAACCAGAGTTCTGGAAAATTCGGCGTCCAACCCGGCCACCGAGACCGCGTCGTTAATACCGTTGACCCGCTCGCGCTCGGTGCGCTGCGCCTCATCGATTTGGGCGCGAACCTGCTCCGGAGTCAAGCCGGTGGAACCGTCGCCGCGACCCTTATCGCCTGCAGCAGGAGCCGGGGCCGCTGCGCCCTGGGCGCCTCGGGTGTTTTTATCAGGGGCCTGATCGGCCCGATGGCCGCACGCGGTGCAGTGCCTGCCGTCGAAATCCTTTCCGCAATCTGGACATTTGTGCATGGTGTTTCCTCCATTGTGTTGTTGACGGCCTTCATCGGCCCCCGGCCCACTCATCAGGGACCGTACTTTTGCTAAATTATCCGCGCCGATGGGCACCAGCGAGAGTTCCCGCAGTTCCCAGCGCGTCGAGACCTTGACCGGCCCCTCGTATGATTTACCGTTGATGATTTGTTTCTCACCCTCGGGCACCCAATAAGATTCAATGACCCGATACCCCACCGAAACATCGGTGATATGACCCTCGCGGACCTTGGTCGCAGCGTCCTGGCCTTCCTGGACGCTGGAAAACTCAACCCGACAGTCTTTACCGGGAATGTCGTCCACCTCGCAGTCCTGGAAATCAGAGGCAGAGCCAAGAACATCGGACACCGAATAGCGGCTGTGGGTGTCGAGCAACCGCACATGATCACCGTCCGGCAAGATCATTCCATCGCTGACCAGGATCTCGTTGACAAAATCCCATCGTTCCCAATCGAACACCATTACCGGCCGCTCGACGGTGGCTACGAACCGGACGGATCGGGTTTTCTCGTCAAAGGTGGCCGGCTCGGCACGCATACCGGCGGCACGGGCCGAGAAGCCGTAGGCCAGGCCCCGGCGTTCCATTTCCTTCCTAATCTTCGCTTTCTGCTCAGGCGTTAACAGCATGCTTGTTTTCCTCCAGCTTCTTTTGGTTTTGAGCCCGCAGTTCGTAGAGTTTGCCGAGCTTCTCTTCCTCGCGGATCGCCTCGTCCAGGGTCTCGTTCCAGTCTTCGCCCTGGTTGGCGTTGATCTTGGTCCGGGTTGTGGTCACGTTGTTGATGCCCTGGTCGGCAGCCTTGGAGTCCTTGAGCGGATCGACCCATGTCCAGCCGGGGTTCTGCCAGGTGACCGCCTCGTGGTACGGCAGCGGGTCGAATGCATAGTTGCGCAGCTCCGGCAATTTTCCGTCCATCCACGCCGCCTCGATGAACCAGGCCCACAGCTTGTTGTTGAGTTTCTCGTTCAGGAAAAATTGCTGCCCACCGTAAGAGAGACGATTTTCCAGCGAGCCGTCCCGCCCCGATGAATAAGACGAATTAGACCGGTCGTTTGAAAACGACTCGTAACTGATCCCGGCCCCGGCGGACATCCCCCGCACACCGTCGCGGATGTACGGCTCGTACTGAGTGCCTGGCCGGTTATGCTCGGCAACCTTAATATCAGCGCCGAACGGCAATTTCTGAATCCGGCCCGGATCGATATAGTCGGGCAGATCGCCCCAACCCACACCGGTGTCAACAGGCTTAGCCTGGTTGCCGCCGGGGATGCCGATCCCCGCGCCGGGCAGATCCGGGTAGGACGACTTGACGAACACCCCGAAGGCCGCGGCCAACTTGGCCCCAACCCGCTCGATCCCCTTGTATTCGGAGATGTCGTAAGCCTCCATGATAATGGCGGCCAGCCAGGAGATTCCGCGAGTCTGTGAGGCTCGGCGACGGTCGAACACATAGATCATGTCTGCCGCGGGTATAGGGTTTGACTTACCGCTTACCCCCATGAACAGATAATCGCCGGGGTGGCTCTCAAGAACATGGTAGGCAACTGCCTTGCCGGTTTCCGGGTCAACCTCAATGCCTCGGCGACCGATATTGCCGTTTGAGAGCGGGCCGTCAATACGAGCGTCGAGCAGGTCGCACTCGATCACCTCAAGGCGCAGCGGCACAATCCCCTTGAGCGAGGTGTCCCACACCCGATGGATCAGGACTTCGCCGTCAATCCAGATATGGCGGAGGATCAACCGTTGCAGGGCGGCAACGGAGTCATGGCCGGTGATATCGGCGTAGCGCGCCCAGCGGGACCACAGCTTTTCGACCTTGTTGTTGAGGTTGGTGTCCAGCTCGTCGGGACCTTTCTTGAAACAGGCCTGGGGCCGGATGCCTTTGCGGACCACGTTATTGCAAATCTTGTCGATGGCGCCGGAAATGTAGCCGTTGTTCTGGACCTGGTCCCGCGCCCGGGCGGTGAGCCATTTCGCGGCCCGCTTGATCTCGGCGTCGGCCGATTTGTTGCGGGGTCGCCAGTTCTTGTTGGGGCCGGAGATTTCGCCGGCAACGTAGGTGCGCAAGACCTCGCGGCCGTGGCAGTAGAAAGCGGCACGGGCCGGGCTGAACAGGCCGATGGTCCCACCCACCAGAGCGGTGACCGCATCGTATGCCCGGCGGCGAAAGCCTGCCGGTGATGTCTCGACCCGATCCGCCATTAACGACGCCCCCCAAACACGGTAACTGAGTGGCCGAACAGCCCGCCGTTTTGCGTGGCGGCGATTCGTGCCTCAAGATTGTTGATCTCGCTGCGGATTTCGGGAAGGGATGCGCGAGTCAGCCGCCGCTTGCCGACCTGGTACTCCTGGGAGTGTTCCAGGATGGCTTTTTCAGCGGCCTTATAAAGAGCCAGACGTTCTTGCAATTCGGTGAGTGTTGACATTGAGCCCTCGTTGATTTTGCTTGATGAGGGCCAGTGTAGGGGAGTGGGCAAAAGAAAAAAAGTGGGTCTGTACCACGGGTGGTACTTTACTACCCGTGGTAATATACTACAGGTGGTATAATACTACTGGTAGTATCAAGTTTGGTGATGGTGGCACAAGATGTGCTATTTATAAAGATAGGCTATGGCCAACAGGGGGAAAGGGCGGTCAGGGCGACCGGGCAACAAAAAACCGCCGGGCTACGATCAGCACCGGCGGTTGTGATTTTATGGCATGGGATTTGCTATATTGCGATGGCCAATGGTCGATTATCAAGGGGGCTCCCGACCTTGGCCGGGGTGATCAGGTGCAGATAGACCATGGTGGTCTCAATTTTCTTGTGGCCAAGAAGACGTTGCAGCCGGGGAAGAACAATATCCTGCGCCCCCTCGGCATCCTCAAGCCAATGAGTTGCAAAGGTATGGCGCAGGGTATGCGGGCTTACTCGTTTAACCAGCCCGGCCCGCCGAGCGGCGTTGCGGACTTGCTTTTGTAGGGTGGATTCGTGCAGGTGGTAGCGCTTACGACTCCCACCATCCGGGTCAACGCTTAGTTGACTTGCCGGGAATAACCATTGCCAACGCAACTCCAAAGGGGCGGAAGGATACTTCCTGGATAATGCGCCCGGAAGACTCACAGCACCATAACCGGCGGCTAGATCCCGAGAGTGTATCCGCCCGACCAGCTCGACTTGCCTCGACAAATGAGACGCCAACATCTGCGGTAAAGGTAAAATGCGATCCTTATCACCCTTACCGGCCCGGACGGTGATGGTCATCCGAGCAAGATCAATATCACCAACCCGCAATCTTAAGCACTCCATAAGCCGAAGGCCGCAGCCATACAACAGAGCAGCCAACACCCACCAGTCACCACGCAACTGATCAAGCACCGCCCACACCTCGGACCGACTCAACACTGACGGCAACCGAGGCTGACGCTTGCAGTGTAAAAAAGAAATGTCCCCGAGGTCTATCCGCAAAACCTGCTTATAAAGAAAAACAATGGCGCAGAGGGCCTGCTTTTGCGTAGAGGCGGCAACCCGCTGGTTACTGACCAAATGAGTGAGGAACCGGCCAACCTCTTCGGCCCCCATATCTTTTGGATGGCGTTTGTCGTGGAAAAAGATAAACTGGCGAATCCAATAAATATAGGCATCGATAGTGCGGCGACTCTTCCGCTGCAACCGCGCCAAATCCCTGACCTGATCAAGTAATTTCGGTTTCTGCATAGTCGCTTCCTTTTGGTTATGCGGACATTTGTCCGTTTAGTTGGATGTTCAATTGCGCGAACGGCCTAGCACATGATCTCTAATTTGCAGGCACTGTTGGCAGTCAACACGCTTAGTTGTAGGCTCTGCCTCTCCCCAGCTCTCGCCCATACAATTATCATCTCCAATATTATCTTGCCCACATAACATACAGGAATCAGATGGGCCGTCATAATGTACCGTTGATGAAATTGTTTCACCACCATCTTGGTGCCTTTCAATAACCCTAAGCAGTAACCGCTTCATACCTGAGCCTCCGGGGCGCGCAAAATTGAACCAGTCAATCAAGAGTGACAAAAAGAGCCGCTGGTTATCGGTCAAGTTGTCTTGGTGTTTACGGTGGGCAATTAAAGCACGTTGCTCTTTTTGCCCCTTATTTCGGGCGTTATGGTAAAGGGGGTAATATCTCGGAAGCATAGCTAACAATACCGTCTATACTGCAACTCCTAATAGACGCTCCGCACCAAGAGCAGTATTCTGAGGTATGTATAACAACCCTCCCCCAATTATCCTCATATCTACCTATTTCCCCACCAATAAAATCATGGGCGCATCTTTGCCATAGTAACCCATTAACCAAAACATCTATTTTGAGCAGTAGCTTGTTTAAAAAATTTACCATAACCCGTCACTCCAGTCGGACTGGAATTATCTGCGGGTAACCTGGCCCAGTTCGTGGCCAGCCGCTGAGTTTAACATTCGGCTACTCAATACCCTCATCGAAAATCTTGTTTTCAAAATATACTTCTACCCAGCCAGCTATCAATTCTTGGCTTTTCAAGCAAAGTTCTTCGTCATCGTTAAGCTCAGTGCTTCTAATCATTTCGATAAGATCAGTTTTTAATTCTCTCAACCACGTAGCCGAACCAGGCACTTCAGCGGAACCCGCCCCTGTGTCGCCCCTGTGATTGTTCATTGGGTTTCCCATACTTGCAGTTTGTACCATTGTTCGTGCCTCCTATTGGCGGTTCGCGCTGAGTTTAACGTTGGACAACTTTTGCCAGCTTGTTCAGGTCGTCAGTTTCCACCTGGAGAGTAATGCAGCCATCCGTAGGGCCGGAAAACTTTGAAAACTCATACCCCTCGTTGTCCAATGTTTTCTTAAATATGGGGAGCTTCCAGTCGTCTAAAACTATTGCCGCCTTTTTCATCCACTTGTTCCTTTAAGTTAATTTTTGACATGAAGGCGCAAGCCAATAAAAACAACATTCCCGCCCCTTTTTATGGACACATAGCCAAGACTTTTAAGCCTGCTGGAAAACGAGCGAGGAGAAAGCGCTGAAAAACCGTTCCCGTCACAATATTCAACAAAAGCATCGTAAAGGTCTTTCACAGGCACTGCAAAATCAGCAACCTTTTCGCAGACGGTAGCGACAAAATCTTCAACCACACAAACAGCACCATCGGTAAACTGGTCTGTCGGTAAAAGTCCAGCCGCCAGCAGCACGTCTTCTGCCTGTTTTTCTTTGGCCGGGTCAATAAACCTTACTGCCGCGATCTTCCATTTGCCCTCATTCTGACGAGCATCAACACTAAAACCGTTTGCGGATAAATGCTTAATCATATCGTCCGCGCTTTCAAAACTGTAACCCGCTTCAATTAGTACCTTTTGCATGGCTTCTCCTTTATGTTCTCGCTTTCCCGTAACCTCACTCAAAAAACAACCAGAGCCGTCCTCAAACTCGACACCAAGGCCACCGTCTTTCTCATATAAAACCACCACCCCAACACCGTAGGGTGTTTCAACAATATCTCCATCCTCAAGAGACCTATAATCAAATGACATGGTCGGGTTACTCACCGGCCAACCTCCACCGGATCAACCTCTATCGACTTAATCGTCACCTTCATCGCGCAGAGATAACAGGCGACGTTTATGCAATGGTGATATCTGGTCCTGGTCGAGCCTTCCCATGGCTTGGTGGAATAAATCTTCGCCTTTTCCCGGCAGGCCGGGCACAATGCCCCGTGCCGGGCCGAGTAGTCCACGCCGTTTTCAGCCTCTTGCTTTTTCAGCACAATCAATGCCGTTGCCTGTGTCAATTTATCTCTCCTCTTCATCCGCCGAAAATGCTCTGTCCACCCGTGAACGGGTTGTCGCCCTGGTTGTCATTGCCGGTTTTCTTTGCCTCGCTCTTGGGGGGTGGCGGGGTGGAGCCGGGCCGCTCCATGGTCTTGATCCCCAGTTCATAGGCCGCCACCAACGCCATATATTCACAGTCCCAGTAGTGGTTCGGCTTAGAGTTGGGACATTGCCACAACCCTTTCGTGTCGCGGTACTCGGCGCACATGTGCGAGGCATATTCGTCCGAGGTTTCTTTGTGTAGATGAAACGCCCCTGGGTCGGTGGGGTTGATGTTGAGCCGCCGGGCCAGATCGTTTTTAAAAAGGGTCGAGTCTCCGTTCAGCAGGTTGACCCCGCCGGGGATCGGCTTGTTGGTGCCGGGGTAGGTGGTTATCTTCGACCATGATGTCGGACTGGTTTTACGCTGCTGACCACGATAGGCGATCAAGCGGCCCGGCCAGAGGGATGAGAAGTCATACACCTCGCTGGTCCGGTGACCCTGGGTATCCTGCACCGCGATGTGTACGGGATAGACGATCCCGTTCTCGTCGCGGTATTCGTGCTGGAATAAAATCTTTGCCAACCCCTCAAAGGTGAGGGCCTCGCCGTTCTTGACCAGCCACGACTCGTGATCCATCCCCCACCCGAAGGCACGGATCACATAATAGAATCCGTTGTCCTGGGTATCCACCCCGGCGACCAGGGCGGCCACCTTGCCGCCACCCGGCACCAGACCGGCGGGGCGATCATCCCGCAGAGCAAGGATCGCGTCCTCGAGGCGGAGGGTGCCAAAATCCTTGAAAGGTTCTGCCTTGTACTGGGTGAAAAAAATCTGCATGGCTTTTTTATCTTTACGCCCTTTGAGCCATTGGGCGGCGATCTTCCACAACTGGATCAGCGGCGAGATCCACGCCGGAGAGTGGAAGCAAATCTTTTCCGGGTTTTCCTGTTCGAGGTAATCGCGCAGCCGGCGGCCTGCATTCTCCAGCGCCCCCCACTCGGTATGTTCCCGAGCCCGCCACCCGGTGTGCATGGCGGCAATCACCGCCTGATCGCGTTTTTGATCATCCCAAATAGAGCCGCAACCTTCCCGGGCGCAGACGTACCCGGCCTGTTTGTATAACTCCATCACCTTGGGGTCGGTCAACTCCTTGTCGAACGAGTGCATGATCTGGTCGAAGTTCATCAACTGCTCACCACCGCAGTCCGGGCAACAGACCCAGTAATCAAAAACGACCTGGGCCTCTTTTGTCATGTACTGGGTGATATGTCCTTCTTCATCGGTGGGGGTGGATGACCAAAAAATCTTATGCGCCATAGGATAGGCGTTGCACCGCTGCCGGAGGTAGTCCCGCAATGCGCCTTCCTTCTTCCCGGCGGATTCGTCCATCTTGTTCACTTCGTCCACCAACAAATACATAGCCGAAACGTTAGATATAGAGGTGGTGGAGCCAGCCCAGCCCATATAGATGAGCATAGTCAACAGCTTGATCCGCAGTCCGGCCATATCGTCATCGATGCCGGTGAGGAGTTTTTTGAGCCGGGGCGATCGCTCGAACATCGGCTGCAGGTAATCGTTGCAGCGCTTTTTGGCGGTCTCTTTGTCCGGGTACACGATCAGCGCCGGGCCGGGGCGCATGTCAGAGGCAAAACCGAGCAGGGTTTCCATGCCCGCAGAGCTGGCCCCCTGGGGCGACTTGACGTTGCCGATCTCACGGACAGACGGATATAACGCCGCGTCCATGATCCCGACCATGTGCGGCATGAAGTCGTTATCCCACTTCGCGCCCTCAAGAGGCCCATAGGTGACGGTGCGGTGTTTGGGCGCCCAGGTAGACGGCGGCACCATCTTGTGACGGCGGAGGATGCGGCGTTCGCCTTTGGTGGGCCGGAACTTGATGCGGATGCGCTCGGGCCGGTGGCGGTATTTCTCGGCCAACCACTCCGGGCTGACGCGCAGCCGGACAACCGGGTTGATGATGTCGACCTGTTGCGCGAAACCCATCAGGCGTCGGCCTCCAGAATGATGTCGAATTCGATGTCGGCGGCAAAGACGCTCATCCGCTGGGCGATCTCCTCAAGCATGGCCTCCAGCAGGGCCGGGGCCTTGGTCTGATCACCGTTGACCAGGGCGATCCAGGTCTTGACGTTCTTCTGCGCCATGTGCGAGAGCTGCGCCATTGCCGCAACCTGCCGACCGACGATGGCGTTTTCGTGCTCCTCGATGGGCATAACCTTACCCTGCTTGACTCGCTGTTTATGGCGGAGTTCTTCGAGCTTGAGCTGTTCTTTTTCCAGCTCGATCTCTTTCAATTCATCCTGTATTTTATCCAGCCGGTCGCGCTCCTTCTCGCCGGTCTCGGCGGACTTGGTGTGCAGCTTGGCGTATTTTTTGACAGCGGCCTGGGTGAAGACCTTACTCCCGCGCTTCTTACGGAGCAGCCCTTCCGCGCAGTGGTCATAAAACTGGGTTTCGCTGATCTGCCGATTGTTATCGAGCAGCCAGCGATAGACCGCGGCCTTTGATTTGAATTCGGGTTGCGGACGAGCGGACGACTTTTTCTTTGATTGTCCCAATATTTCTGCCTCCTTCTCAGCCAAAGCCGCGCTCGCGGTGTCCCAATTTTTTTTATTTATGGCGGTCGGGTTCCCGTTATAGCTCTTTATTGTTGACACCACCGCATTGTAGAGGATCACATATTCAGACCGTAGGCGCTTAGGAGCGGCATCAAGGACCTTTTTATCAAGCGGGTCAATCATGGATGCTGATTTCCTCGAATGGTTGGCCGGTTGACTCGAGAACCGCCTTCTTGCCTGTAAAATTTTGCCAGCGGCATATAGTAACGTCGACATAAAGCGGGTCGATTTCCATTCCAAAATATTGACGGCCGAGCTGCTCACAAGCGATCAACGTTGTTCCCGACCCGTTGAACATATCGGCCACTCGCTTGGCAAAAGGCACGTTGGCCAACAGCGTTTCGATAATTTCAACAGGTTTTTCCGTGGTGTGGTTTTTGTTCCCGGTGCGTTTTTCTCGCAAAACATTACCAACGCCGGAAGCGTGCTTGTCGAATGGCGCTGTTTGTTTGCAACCCCACAACACCAATTCATGCTGGGCTCGCCAACCGCGACCCATTCCGGGGGAACACTTATCCCACACAATCATCGACCGGGCGCCAAACCCGGAGGATTCCGCCACGTCGTAAAGGTAAATCCACATCCGCCAGTCGGTGAAGGCATAAAGGTATTTGGCCCCGAAATTAGAAAACGCAGATTTAAGCAACGCCATATAGCCACGGGTTGACAAGGTGTCATTAGCAATCATCTTGTGTGCGGCGCTGGTGCCGACTGACCCAGGGGACTTGCCGCTTTCTTGGAAACCTCCTGAGCAATAAGGAGGATCGGTGCAAATCAGATCCACCGTGCCACCATCAAGTAATATTTTGACATTGTCAGCCACCGTGCCATCTCCGCACATCACTCGATGATCACCACACAACCACACATCGCCGGGGCGAGTAATAGGGGCAACAGGTGGCGGTGGGACATCATCCGGGTCCGTGTATCTTTGCAAGATTCCTCCATCGGCCAGCATGGAAGATATTTCTCCAGCGGCAAAACCGATTAAAGAAAGGTCGAAATCCAATTCCTGCAGGTCATTCAATTCCAAACAAAGAAGGTTTTTATCCCAACCAGCAAGCTCGGCAAGTTTGTTGTCTGCAAGGATATACGCCCGCTTTTGAGTGGCAGTTAGTCCAGCAAGTTCAATAACTGGCGCCTCTTCCATGCCTAACGATTTGGCCGCCATTAAACGGCCTTGGCCAGCGATGACCCCGTTCTTGCCATCAACCAGAACTGGGTTTGTCCATCCAAATTCCTTGAGACTGGCCGCCAACTGGCGGATTTGTTCTTCGGAATGAGTTCTGGCGTTCTTCCTGTAGGGAATCAAACTATCAATTTTTTTCAGCTCAACTTGCATCTTGCTCATCCCCTCACCAAATTCCGCGCCGAATAAATCCCATCCGGCAAAGTTGACAGATAATCGCCCGCCTCGATGGCGACGAACACCAACTCACTGAGGCGGGCGGCTTGCTTGGGGTTGGCGGTGCGCCAATCCTCATCCATGTTGACGCTCATATTCAGGCCGCTTTCACTGCGGGTGATATTGCCGGAGCTGGCCCGGAGCAGTTCCAGCAACTCGGCAACCTCGCCGGTCGGTACCACTGCCTGTTGCGCGGCGCGGACGGCGATCTGCTTTTCCTCCTGGGCCGGGGTTTGTTCCCGGTGCAGGGAGACCGGCAACCCGGCCATGATCCAGGCGCGGATGTCGACGCCGTTCTGCCATGCCTCGCCGGGGTCTTTTGCCGGGCGCGGCGCCGGCCAGCGGCGGCAGTTGGTGAACTGCTCCTCCCACCATGCGGCAGCCTCTACCGCGGCGTCGTCAAAAT